ACGTTCGATCAAACCTGTCACAAATGAAAACAATCCTTGGCTCTGTTTCAAACGTGAGTTTGTTGACGCTTTGAGCCTAGATGTTAAGATTCACGCGAAGCGTGTGTCTACGGCTCTAGCGTGGTTCTACGCTAACCCTTGGAAAGATGATTGGATCAGATGAACACAAAAGACGCTGCAGACCTAGTTTGGCGCATTTTATCTGGAATGCCAGTTGAAGTGTTTGACGATGACGATGGATCTGTGTGGGAAAATGAACAGTGGGAACTTGTGTCACCACGTCGCGAAGGCGACTTTGCTGGGTCACGTGCTATAGGTTCTGCCAATTTGGTCACTGCACTCAATCTCATTCATCAAAAGATTCTCATCCATCGCTCGGAGAGCGACATCACATCAAGCTCGGACACATCGATGTCCATATTCAATGTAGCCATGAAACAGCTTCAAGACAATCGTCTTGTACGCCGCAAACCTGCCAAAGTAAGAGAAACCTTTCAAATTATCACCGCTAACACCAACGTATCATAGAGGACTAAATGGAAAAAGCACTTCAAGAAGAAATTCGTAAAGAAATTAACCGCATTGTAGATTTGATGATTCAAGCTGATAGCATCCGTGAATCTATCGCAGAACTAAAAAAAGATATTAAAAATGAGTATGGATTGCCTGTGACAACGATCACAAAAGTAGCTACCATTATTCGTAAACAAAATCTTGAAGAAGAAGAACAAAAATGGGAAGAGATTAAAGAATGGGTTGATGTCTGCTCCTAAAATACTAGTCACTGGAGACTCTTGGTCAGCAGGTGAGTGGGACACTTCTAAAACCAACATTTTAGATCATGCCCGAAGACACTCACTTGCTTACTATTTAGCAGAGTTAGGTTACTCAATTCGACATAATCCTTATCCAGGATGGGGAGACTTTCAATCAATTTCAGTAATTGATCATTTTGATTTTGACTACATAGTATATGTTAAAACTTGTGCTACTCGTGAGTTTAAACATCTAACTCAATCTAAAAATCCAATCTGGTTTGCAGAACCTTCTATTCACAAAAAAATTGATATCATAAATAATGCTATATATTCTATGTTGAGTACATATAGTAATAGACTTATTTTGTTAGGAGGTTTAGAAAAGATAAGATCAAATTTTTCTTGTTTCCTATGTATTCCGAGTATTGTAGAACACTTTTATCCACATTTTAAAGACTCATATTACTTTGGTGATATATCACACTATGAATCTTTTGTGGATACTGATAAATCTGGTGCTTTAGAATTGATGCAAGGTGCTAAACGAAAAATTAGTTTTATGCAAAACAATCCAGATCTTTTTTATCCAGACGGTGTTCATCCTAATCGTACTGCACAAAAACAACTAGCTAATTTTATCCATAATCATCTTAGACAAATTTAAATGACACTGTGCCCCAGCATGAGAATTGTCTGGGGCTATGTTTTTATACTTTTCTCTGTCTAAGTGATATGTCACATAATCATCAGTTAATTCTTCAAGAGCTGACTGTAAGTGAGGAAAGCAACAATGGTGGATTACAGGTATACTAGCCCGTTGACATAAAACAATTTGACGTGCTACTGCTGAACTCCATAAACGCTCAACTAGTTCGTGTTCTGAATAGTATAACATACCAGCTGCATGCCAAGCTGCTTGATGCTCACGAGTGTCTTTTCGTCTATTACCTACAAGTTGTTCAGAAAAAATCCAATTACGATATGATTTTCCATGCTTTTCAATCCAGTTTGCTACTAAAAAACCTTGAACATGGTTTCGTCTAAAATCCCATACTTGCCAACGATACTCGCTTGTGTGACCTATAACAATCAAATTAGGATTTATCTTGACAGCTTGTTCTACTTGTGCTGTAATAAGATACTCAGAGGCACCACTTTGTGCAAGATTAGTTAATTGAGCATTTAATTTCTTAGCAAGTATTGATGGATAAGCTTGGTTTGTGTTTTCAAGACCCTCTCCTTGAGTGAAACTATCCCCACAGGTAACTATATGCATAATGAAATCTTTATAGTAGGCAATTCATGGTCGCTTCCGTCTTTGGAAGTACCAAAACCTTGTTTTGATCAACTTGGTTTAATAACTCGTTGGGAACATCTTGGAATAACTCTAGATGCTCAAGCAGAATACATTATTGAACACGAGCTTGTCAAGAAATATCGTGTGGTTTGGTTAGTAGGGCATCACCACCGTGCTGATCCACACGGAGACGGAAACTATATACTTCCTTATCCTTGGAAAGAAAAAGATATTTGGGGCGATAAGATTAGAAAAGTATGGTTTCATAGCTTAACAAAACAAGCTTGGTATTGGAGAATAGCAAAACTATCAATACAAGCTGTTTTAAAAGATGCTACTATAAACAATCTTTTGATGATTCCAATTTATCGTCCTAATGTTTTAGAAAAAGATTGGTTTAAAGACCATCCTTCAGTTTGGAATTATTTTTTAAGAGATTTAGTAAAAAAATATCCTGATGGTCGAGGGCACATGAATCAAGCAGGGCACAACTATTTTGCCCCTTTACTTGCACAAGAAATTGAGAACAGATGGAAGATTACATTAACCCTGAATGGGAAGATTGTATAAATATCGGTTTTAATCCAACTATTGCTAAGTCTGCTGTTAAAATTGTAACATATTGTAATGAACACGTTGTAAGATACGGAAATCAGTGGCGATGTGATGTCGCAGGTAAAGTAGCCATTTTATTAAAACCAGGAGAAGGTTATGAATGGCATTTCGATAATCTGGACTTTACTGGAGGTAAATTAAATCATGCTCGTAAAGGCCGTTATTGGACACATATTATTTATTTAACTGATGGTAAACCTTTTGAACTAGGCACTTGGGATCCTAGTAGCAGTCGTGTAAAAGAAACTGACTTTTCTGCTCCAGAACCTAAAGATATTATAGCTCGTATATACCCTAAACCTGGAAAAACTACGGTATTTCCTTGTTTTATGGTTCACCGTATTCAGCCAGTCGTAGATAACTACAGATGGGCATTTGTAGATTTTGTTTCTACCCCTAACTATAATGGTAAGTCTGAAAAAGACTTAGAAAATATATTTAATAGGTATTTTGATGAAAATTCTCGGAATCAGTTGCTATCATCATGATAGTGCTGCTGCATCTTTAAAAGACGGATATATTTTAGGAGCTTCGCACGAAGAACGTTTTTCACGTGAAAAGTTTGATAAACGCTTTCCAATTAACACAATTCAATGGTTTCAAAATCATCATGAAGATTGGGAATTTGCTGCTTTTTATGAAGAAACTACTTATTCTCAATTTAAATCAGAAATCAAAAAACATACAACTGCACGTCCAATACTTGTAGATCATCATGAGGCTCATGCTATGAGTTCTATTTTAACTACTGATTGGACTGAGTGTGCTATTATGGTTGTTGATACTGTTGGATCTAGATACTCTACTTCACTAGGTGTTTACCGTGATGGGCAAATTGAGTGGTTAAAACGTTTTCAATATCCTAATTCTCTTGGCCTATTTTATTCTGCTGCTACACGTCTCTTAGGTTTTCAACCTCTTGCAGATGAATGTAAAGTGATGAGTGCTGCTGCCTATGGCGAACCAAAGTGGGAAGGTTGGATACATAAACATATTTTAAACTGGCAATCTCTTGAAGGAGACTATACAGTACTTCAAAACTTAGAACGCGGAGTTGGGTTTGGTAAACTTGACTGGGATATTGCTGCTTCAGTTCAGTCTGTCCTAGAAAAAACTCTCTTAACTTTAAGTTATTGGGTTCAAAAAGAAACAGGTATGTCAAAACTAGCTTATGCAGGAGGAGTTGCTCTTAACTGTGTAGCTAATACAAAAGTATTAACACTTACTCCTTGGGAAGAGATTGCGATACAACCTGCTGCAGGTGATGCTGGTTGTTCCTTGGGCGCTGCTGCTTTAATTGAAAGACCTCTTTGGGAAAATGCATATCTTGGAGTTGAAGCAAATAACCACATCTCAGCTGATGAATGTGCTGATCGTATTATTCGTGGAGAGATTGTACCTGTAATTCAAGGGCGTGCAGAATTCGGACCCCGTGCTCTTGGAAATAGATCTTTGCTTTGTGCTCCAACCCATGATAATATAGAAAAATTAAATAAGATTAAAAATCGTGAAACAGATTCTTGGAGACCGTATGCACCAGTGTGCCAATTTGAAGAAGCAGATCAATTTTTTGATGTTTCTCAATATTGTCCTTATATGTTGTTTGTTTCTAATATTATTGAAGGTAACTTTACTACTCACGATATGACAGCTAGACTTCAAACTGTGACTGGCTCGTCTAATCCTTATCTTTGGAAAGTTTTGGAAAAAACTCGTCAATACGGTTATCCAATTCTAATTAATACCAGCTTAAATGCGAAAGGAAAACCTATTGTCAACACAATGGACGATTTCGAAAGAGAAATTCAACTATACAACTGAAGTAGATACTGATACTTTAGCTACTGGTAGGACTTATCACACCCCTGATGGGTCTTATCCTTCTATAACTACTGTTTTGGGAAAAACGTCTGATAACACTTGGCTTCAACGTTGGATTGAAAAAGTAGGAGAAGAAGAGGCTCGTCGTGTCTCAAAAGAAGCTACTGACAGAGGCACTTTAGTTCACGAATATGCAGAAAGACATTTTAATGGCGAAGATGTTTGGGATGAAATTATGAACGAACGTCTTGATGTTCGTCAAATGAGTCGGGATTTAATACGAGCTACAGAACGAGGAATTGAAGAGATCTGGGGACAGGAACAAGTACTTTGGTCTAATAAATATCAGTACGCAGGTCGATGTGATATGGTTGGTATTTGGAAAGGCAAACCCACAATTATTGACTTTAAAACGTCAAAAAAGAAAAAATCCTCTAAACAAATCACAGATTACTATATTCAAGGATGTGCATACGCTGTAGCTCATAATGAGATGTATGGAACTGGGATTAGAGATATTGCAATTATTATGACTATAGATGGCGCAGATCCAATTATTTTTGAACAAGATGCTGTACCGTTTTTACCTCTTTTGAAAAATAGGAGACAACAGTTTGACTTGTTGCAAAAAGATTCCAATCCCACAGTTTAATAGAGGTGATATAGTTAAACTAGTTAACTTGTCTACTCGTGGCAAAAAAGTATTTGCAAAGAGATATAATTTAGATAATTGGAAATCTTTACCATTAATAACCAACTATAAGTTTTCTTATTTACTTGAGAATGAATTGCCTCATTTGCTAAATACTTTTAAAAATTTAAATAAAATTCATACAGAGTTTAAAGGGATTAAATCATCTTATTTATCAGTTTTAAATCCTAAATCAAGTATACCGTGGCATAAAGATATGAGTACAGACGTATTTTGTAACTCATTTTTAACCTCTATTAAAACTGAAAACTCATTTATTGAGTTTGAGGGAGATAAAAAATATACCTATGAGCCTGGTTGTAGTTATGTAATAAGAAGTGCGATCAATCATAGAATTTTAAATTTATCTGATGATATCAGAATTACATTATGCACAACACCAACGGAGAACCCTTATGTTTAGATGGATTATAAATAAAATTGATGATTGGCGTTTTGAGCGTGAATTTCAAAAACGAAAAAAAGAACTTATGGAACTTGACCCATTTATTTATGATATTCCTGAAGAAAAAACACATGAAGATCCTACAAGATACAACACTTGGGAGCATAAAGGGAAAGATATAGATTTTTAAATGACACGTCGTATTAAAAAACCATTAAAGGATTTTTTTGATAATCACTCTTTGACAGATGCTGAAAAATCTTTTATATTAGGTTGTATTCAGGCACAGAATAAATTTCCACAACTTACCCACCGTCAATGGCA